AAGCAGTCTTGATTTTTCCCACTGCCCATATAAGCTTTCCAATAGCAACAACCAAACTACCTATAACCACAAGTACCGGGCCCACAGCTGCTGCCACTCCTGCCATTTTAATCACTGCATCTTTTGTCTCCGGATCCAAAGCTTGCAGTTTATCAACAATCTCTTGCAATTTGTCAATCAATGGCTGGATGTAATTAGCTGTCAATTCTCCAAATGAATAGCTAAGCACATCAATGCTTGATTTTAACCGCTCAATAGATCCGCCTGTGCCTGACATCATGGCATTTGACATTTCATCAGTAGTGCCTGATTTTCGTAACGCTTGAGATAACTGTTCAACTTCCTCTGGAGCCGTTCCTATTAAAGCGAGCCATTTATCATAATGGTTTTTACCAAAAATAGCACTTGCAGTGGCAATTTGTTCCGCTTCTGATAGATCTTTGAATTTATCGTGTAACTCTTCCAGTATTTGACGAGAGCTTTTCAACGAACCATCCATGTTAGTGACGGAAAAGTTGATTCTATCCATTGCCATGGCCGCTTCTTTTGGTGGTTTAACAAGCCTTGCAAAACTGGATGAAAGAGCTGTTGCCGCTTCATTTGCTGGTATAGTTCTATTTGCCATTATACCCATGTACAAGATTAAATCTTCCACAGAGTATCCGGCTGTCCTAAACACATTCCCTGCATCTGCTACGTTTTCAGAGAGAGAATTTACATCAAGTGCAGAGTTATTGCAGCCATTAGCAAATACATCAGCATAATGTGATGCTTCATCCATGCTTCCGCCAAACGCTCTTATTGTGCCGACAAGCCCGGCAGATACAGTGTCAAGATCACCACCTTCGCCTGCCGCCAAATTCATGGCAGGAGCTAAAGCAGCCGCCGCCTCTTCCGCCGTAAGACCAGCACGAGCATAATTAAGCGCTGCCTGTGCCGCATCATTCATTCCAAAAGTGGAATTGCTTGCTGCTTCCTGCATAGCTTTGCTGAGAGACTGTGCCTGTTCCTCAGTATTGCCCATTGTTTTGTTGGCCAAGGTCAATGTCTTATCAACCTCTGCATAATTCATAAATGATGCAGTACCTGCAGCCACGATAGGCGCTGTCACATAAGTAGTGAGCCCTTTGCCAACATTCTGGATTCCACGGCCTGCATCCTCAATCTTTTTCCCGATTTCTTGCATGTGGTCGCCTGCAAGCTTTGACTGTTGAGATGCAACCGTTCCAAACTCTTTATATTCGCTTTCAAGCTTTTCAAGGCTTTGTTTTGTCTCAATAATCTCACGTTGGAGAGCGTCCTGCTGTCGGACAACATCATCAGTCTGGTCTTTTTGGCCAAGCTGCTCAAGGGCCGCCTCTTCTTCCTTCAATTTTTCCTTCGTGGCCTTGATTGCTTCCGTGAATGTCTTTTGCTTTTGCGTCAGCAGTTCTACATTCTTCGGATCCGCTTTCAGGAGCTTATTGATGTCTCGCATCTTATAGGCGGCATCACCTATCTGCTTTTCTGCGTTAGCAATCGCCTTGGTGAGCTCTTTGGTGTCAGCCCCGATCTCTATTGTTATGCCTTTAATTCTTTTACTTGCCATAATCAATCACCTATGATTTCATCATCTGCGTCAATTTCAACATGTGATACGTGTCTGATCCTGACTTTGGGATCAGCAAATAGGTCATATCCTGCTTCCTTCGCCCTTATACAGAAGGCAAGATCCTCACCAAAAGCGAGCGTGGGTAAAAACAGGATCCCGGAATTGTGTTTTATGTCTCTGAGCATCTGCACACTTGTCAGAACACACGCAAAACCGCTGCCAGCAATCTGGAATAGGTCATCCGGGTATGTTGTCCGGTGGTACCTGATAGCATCCGGCTCAAGCTTTGCAAAAACTGCTGATAGATATGGCTTGCGCCTTGCGTGGCATATCCCGGTGACATAATCCTTGCCATGCGCCTTCAGTTTTTCAAAAATATCATCCGGGAATACCATATCTGAATCCAGCCACAATACATGAGTGAAATTCTCAAGCCTTGCCCTTGTTGCCAAGTGTTCTCTTGCGTCATATACAAGGGATCCTGTGCGCATATCAACCACATACTCAATGCCATCTACATCAAGCCTTTTCGTGAGCCCCAGCAGGCTATTCACAAATGCGTGGTGCATATAGTCGCTTGTTGGTACTGCTATCAATAACTTCATCCGTTCACCTATGCTAAAAACTTGTCAATGTCTTGCTGTTCCGCTTTATATGGATATTCATATTGATCGTTTTCAGCTTCGATCATCATGTCAAACACAAACCCGATGTCAAGCTGTTCAAGATCATCAATGGATAGCCCGATCTGCACCGCCCTGAGAGTAAAAACCGCTGTGTTTGTCTCCCTTGCGGTCGGGCGATTCATTTTTTTTGCTTACTGCTATTTCCCTTGCTGCTGGAATAAATCCCAACAATCTCATTTATGTTTTCAATGAATGCCATAGAATCGAAATCTTCCAGCCATTCAATGTACAAATCCATGTTCTGTGCTTTCATGTCAGCCTTTGCCGCCTGCTTTGCCATGACAAACGCCAGCTTGCTGACAACATCAACATCAAAATTTCCCTCTGCGTTAATCATCCCGGACAACAGATCAGCGTTAAACAACTGCTTATACCTGATCAGCGTGGCGGCATTCGCCACCATGGGAACCGTCCTTTCTTCTCCGTTTGGACTCTTTAAAACAACTTCTCCGTACATGGTAATATCTCCCTTTTATATGCAGATTTAAGCCCCAAGAGAAATCTCCTGGGGCTGTCATCTGGTGCCTGTTTTGTTTTAGGTTGTAGCCACGGGGCTCTCATACACCTCAGAATACCAGCCATTGTATGTGGTGGTATCAGTGTTGTCACCTGTGGAAGCCTTGACCTTGTGATCTGCCCTCGGAACTGCCGTGATTGTGATCGTTCCATGCGTGGGCGTGATGTTCTCAGCTTTGGTCTCGTTCTCGTTCTGCTCACGGGTTGCAGAGCACTTATAGAACACATTCCTGCGCTTCTTAGCGTCACCATTTACTTCAAACATCAGAGCAAAGTAAACAGTGGATACATCATCGGTCTCGGTGTACACGCCGTTGGTGTCCTTAGTCTCGCCAAGGATATTCTCACGGAAGTCATCCGGCATTACTTCATACTCAAAGTCGCCTTCATAACCGTTGTTGACTGCCTGCGTATACCATTCTGTGTCATCTGCATACTCTTTCAGAATATCGCCCTGCGGATCAAGAGACAGAGAAACAGCGCCCTGCCATGCCTTGACTGCTCCGTAAGAGTAAGAGGTCACACCCTGAGAATTAACTGTCTCAGTCAGCTTTGCATAATGTACGTTCTTAAGTCCGTACTGGATTTTGTTCGCCATTTATCAGCACCTCCATTGTGTAAGTAACCATCTGCATCTGTTCATCATCCAGCCAAGCCTCTTCCCGGTCATATACCATTTCATGGCTATCCAGGACCGCTTCAACTGCTGCTTCCGATGCAAAATCTTTAGTATCTGTGTATAATTCAATCGCCAAGGTCTCGATCCTGGCATAATTGATATTGTCAGCAGGCTCCGGGACGTTGCCTGTGTACAAATAGCAAATAAAAGGTGTCGCTTGTCCGGTCCCTTCTTCAAATGCCCTATAAGCAAAAGGGAAACCCATTTCTGCTATCATTTCAGCTATTTCTTGTAATGTCATGCTCCACCTTCTTCTCAAAATCTGTGATCAACTTTTCTTCAACCGGTGCAATGTGTGCCCGCCCGTCTACTCTGCCGCCGCCACGTTTTGCGTGGCCGTGTTCCAGCAGGTGGGGCAGGCCCGGAAGTCTGCCATTGTAGATTGTGACTGTTGCACCATATCTGTTACGCTCTGACACGCTCCGCCATCCTCCGGCATACTTCTTGCCATTAAATTTTTGCTTTGCTGATGTCCTGAGCGCTTTCACTCCGGTTTTCCCAACCTCTTCCGTGATCTCCGGCAGGAATCTGTTGATTTCGCCTTCATACTGATCAAGGATTTCCTTGATTGCTCCCGGAAACTGTTCCATTGTCACTTTTTTGCTTGCCATTCGTGCCACCCTTCCGCTCAACATATAACTCGATGGTGTCCGTTCCTTTGATATAGGTGCGGTATATAGCGTATGTTGCGCCGTTATATTCCAGCATCTCCTCTCCTTCGTAGTCACCGGAAAACAGCGTCATGCGATAGGATGGATTCAAACCGGATCTGCCACCATCAAAAAACTCCTGCGCCGACACGCTCGAAACATTACAAAACACGTCTTTGTAGGAGTAGGTTGTTGTATATATGCCAAGTGAATTTTTGGTCTTGCTCTCTGTGATCAGAGAGATTACGTCTGATCTGTCCATTGTGTGTACCCCGTAGCCATGCCAAGCTGCGCCTTCTGTTCGTCATAGGATGCCTTCAAGCGGTCATACATCTCCACCCTGTCCAGCTCGCCAAAATTAAGCTTGCAGTATGTAATGATCGCACGCTGGAGGATGTCATCCAGGGGTGTTTCCGTTGTGGTCGGTACAATCACTCCGGCAATCCCAAGATCTGTTTTGGCAGCGGCAATGAGCTGCGTGAGCTCGCTGTCAAATGCGTTTGTTGTTATTCTTAATGCAAGCTTTACTGCCTCTAACATTCTCTCATCCTCTCAAACATTTCATGATCAAATACATACTCCCCAATATGGCCTACTTCTGCACGTGAATCGCAATAGAGCTTTTCACATGCGCTTTTCGCCCTGATGCAGAATGATAAATCCTCACCAAAGCAGCCATACGGATTGAACAGCCTTTTGCCGTATTTATCAATCACCCTTTTCAATCCTGCCACGTTCATGGCCACAAAACCAAAGCCAAAACCACATACTTCAAACAGACAATCCTTCGGATAGTCTTTGAATACTGTGGCAACAGGCTCCATTGTGTTATCCGGGTTTTTGATGACATCAAGCTCACTGTAAATTACTGGTGTAAATGGTTTGCGCCGCTTAAAAGCCAGCCCAGCAACAAAGTCATATCCCATATCCAAATCTTGATTAAGGTATGCCATTGTGGCGTTATCAAAGAGCATATCTGAATCCGTCCAGAATATCCGCTCATACCCGCCATCAAGGGCTTTTTCAATGAACTGGTTGCGTGTGTCATATATCAGGGATGCAACACCAAATTCAACATGGTACTCATCCTGCGGAAGTTTTAAAAGACAATCCACAAACTGAGTTTTTATTGTTTCCATACACGGCACAGCAACCAGTGTTTTCATTATTTACCTCTCTCTGTTTTGGTTTCCGGGTTTCTCTCTATCAGGTCTGAGCAAATCTCACAAATGCGCTGGTATCAAGCAGCTCACCATCTGCAAGGCATGCACCACGGAACTGGATGTTAGTTGTGGTAGCGGTCTCAAAAGGCTTAACTTCAAGAGCCTTGAAGATGTTTACCTTGTATGCGGAAGGATCGCCGTAGAAGATTGTTTCCTTGCTGGATACAAGAGCCTCACTCATCAGCACTACATCATGGCCAAACAGGCGGAAGGTGAATCCATCGTTGATGATGTAATCATTGAGCTGGGTGAGTGTCAGGATGTTCTCATAGAACATTTCCGGAGTCATAACCCAGATTGCACCCTGCTGATATGCGCCGCCCAGTGCGCCCATGATCTTGAGGATGGATGCCTTGGTGATGGTGCCAGGCAGTGCGGTTGCGGAAGCGTTTACGCTCTGAGTAATACCCTTCAGGGCATTGCTTCCGGATCCTACAAGGATGTCCTTGTTGATCGCATATCTGATGGACTTGGTCAGATTGTCAACAATCCAGTCATGGATCGCATCAATAGCCATGTGATCGATGTCTGCGCCAACAGTGAGCAGTTTTACATACTCATTCGGGATCAGATCAACATAACCAACAACATCAGAGGATTCGCTGATCTCGCCGCCAACAGCCTGAGAAGAAGCTGCATTCACGGTTGTAGCCTTCGGGAATCTTACATAAGAAGCGAACTGGCTGACATCAACCTTGCCAAGCAGTTCAGCGGGTTTTACCAGCTTATCCCATACTGCATTGACAGTCATGGTGGGGATCACTGCGCCAGCGCTTGCCAGTGCACTTCTTTCCTCTTCGTTCATCTCACGTTTTACGATGGACTTTGTCCATGCGTCTCTGTATTCTTTAGTATCAACACCAAACATTTTCTTTTCCTCCCTTACTTCAGGTGCTTTGAAAGTCTTAACAACCTCGCCATCACCAGCGGCCACTGCCTGCCTGATCTCGGCTCTCTTGGTTGCCTCAGCTTTTCTCTTTTCAAGTTCCTCATTGATTGATCTGATCTCTTCACTCAGAGCATCAAGATCTGCGCCTTCGTTGTCGATCTCGGCACCGATGGCATCTTTGCGAGCTTCAAGCTCTTCAACTGTAGCTTTGTTCAGTTCCATAGCCTTAAACCTCCATTAAAATTCTGATCTTTTGTTTCTTGCGCTCAATCTCACGCCGTTCAGCCTTAACACTGTCCAGTGACGCTTTTGCGCTATCCAGCGCATCAGCAAGGCCCCTTGCCTGGATTGATGTAGCTTCATAAGCCGGGAATGTGACTGCCGACACTTCAAACACCTTTGCAAACTTCAAAATGGTCCGTGTGGGGTGTTCTGTGTCAATGTCATCCCATTTATCTTCTGCAACCACGAACATAAACGACATTCCGGAAATATCGCCCCTGTTCACGGCAGAATACAAACTCCTTGCATCCGTGTTGTTGTCTGTATCAAGGTCAACACGAATTGCCATTCCAGCGCTCGGAATCACCTGCAACTGCATTGTGCTGTTTGCATTGTTGTTGCGGGATCTCGCCAGCGGGATCATATCGGTGTTATGGTTAATCAAAAAACGCACATCACGGAGGTCTGTTCCGTCAAGTGCGCCATCAGCAATTATTTCATCGTACCAGCCTAAATCTGTTCGCTCGTTGTAAACAATCGGCTGTCCGGTTAAGTAG